AGATGAGGACTTTGAAGAAGTGCTTGGTCCATTGGGTTTTCCAGAAGATGAATTATGGGAAGCAGAATACAGAGGTAGAAAAGTACCACTCAACAAACCCATGCGTGGTGATGTCAAAAAATTCAAAGTGTATGTAAAAGATCCAAAGTCAGGCAACATCAAAAAAGTAAACTTTGGCCACGGTGGGACGTCAGCAAAAAAATTAGGACAAAAAACAATGAAGATCAGAAAGTCCAATCCCAAAGCAAGAAAAAGTTTCAGAGCCAGACACAACTGTGCAAATCCTGGTCCAAAGACCAAAGCAAGATATTGGAGTTGTAGAAAATGGTAAAAATGAAAGAAGTGGTGGGAATCACTGAAGAAGAATTCGAACAATTAGCAGAGAAGAAAGATGCCTGCTATCACAAAGTTAAAGCAAGATATAAAGTTTGGCCCTCAGCCTATGCCTCTGGTGCTCTAGTTCAGTGTCGTAAAAAAGGTGCGGCCAACTGGGGTAACAAAAGCAAAAAATGAAGTTCTTAATATTCAACGGAAGCCTGAAACCAGACGCAGAGTCAAACACATTCTCTGTGTGCAAAATGTTGCAACTAGCATTTGAAAAGTTAGGTCACGAGTGTGAAATAGTTACACTCATGGATCTAAACTACAAAAGCGGAACCAAGGACATGGACGACGAGTTGAAGCCTTACATAATGAAAATATTTGACATGGACGGTATTGTCTTTGCAACTCCAATATGGTGGGGTGTGCAAAGTTCTTACATTCAATCAATGTTTGAAAGACTAGATCCAATATATAGTTGGGCGAAGGACAATCAATACCAGCCTTTCTACAACAAAGTATTTGGAACACTTGTATCAGGTGGTGGTGATGGATTTCAACACATACATGCAAACTGTTACAACTTTGCGGCAAATCTAGGATTTACTATTCCGCCAAACTGCAACATTGAATCAAAAGCACAGGGTATTGATGAGATAAAAAAAGATGAAGACACTGTAGAACAGGTTAAAAATTGTGCTATCAACATGTCTGTTTGGGCTGATATTTTAAAAAGAGCAAATCCAACCAAAGCGGCTAGGCACGGCACAGTTGATGTAAGTGCTGTTGGCGGAGAAACAGATTATGCTTTCAGTGACGATTTAAATGAAGGCAAAAGAATACCACGTAAAAAAGGACAAAAAAGAAAGAGTAAAAAGCATAGTGATTTGTACACCGATGAAGATCCTAAAGGCACTATACACGGATTAGGTTTCAAGGATGAGGCCACAGCAAGATCTAGTGTGTCAAAAATTAGGAAGTCTGGTAGATCACATGCACACAAAATACAGGCGGCGGTAGCAATGGAACAGAGAGCAAAGGCGGCAGGCAAATCAGGACCAGCGGCAATATATCGTAAATACATTAATTCAATGAAGAAAAAAACAAAGGCTAAAAACAAATGAAAATAATAGAAGTATTCGAAGGCACACGTTGTTGGAAAGGTTACATGCGTAAAGGTTTCAAGACCATGTTTGGAAAAAGGGTTCCAAATTGTGTGAAAAGAGAAAATAAATTTCATGTGTTAGACAAGTTTGAACAATCTGTATTTGAGTCCGAAGACGAATACTTGGCAATCAATTTTATACGTAAAAACTATGACGCATTAAACACGTGTGACTTGCACGAATCTAACCATTCAGGGCTTAGAGCATGGTTTGGCAAAGGCAAAAAAGGCGGAGCCGGTGGCGGTGGATGGGACCGTTACAACACAAAGGGTGAACGTATTGGTAAGTGTGGTGACAGGAAAAAAGGTGAAGGCAAACCCAAGTGCCTATCGAAGGCAAGGGCGGCCAGTCTCAGAGCATCCGGTGGTAAAAAAGCAATCGCGGCCGCTGTCAACAGGAAACGTAGAAAAGACAAAAATCCCGAAAGACGTGGAAAAGCAATCAACGTTAGAAACAAAAAGAAAAAATAATTTGCATTACTGTTAGATCTGTTATATAATGTTTAATATTAACAGGAGAAATATATGGCAGTACGAAACTTCAACGACGCAGAAAAACAAAAACTAATACAGATCATTTCGCAAGGATCACAAGTGCTTGGCGAAGTTGATGATCTCAAGACAGGCTTGAGAGACACAGTAAAAGCAATAGCAGAAGAGCTGGAACTTAAACCTGCATTAATCAACAAAGCAATTTCCGTGGCACATAAAGGCAATTATCAAAACATTGCCGATGACATGGACACATTAGAAAGTATACTGAATACAGCCGGTAAACTTTAGTGGTTACAATACTCAAAGAATTTTGGGTAAACAGTTACAAATCAGACAAGATAGCTTTTTGGTTTGAACTAGTTTCTGTGGCCCTAACAATAACAGGATCTTGTATCTTGACATTTACATCTCCAACTCCTATAATGAGTATAGTGTTTCCAATATATTGGCTAGGCTCAAGCACATTGCTGGTTGCGGCTGTGAGACGTAGGCAGATATGGTTATGTACACTAACGTCATGGTTTACAATTATGAACACCATAGGATTATATAGAGTTTTCATTTTATGAGTTACATAGACGCATTATACAAAAAAGACGAAGACAAAATTTATGTTGTGGAACGTGACCCTAAAAAAGGTCGAGTGTTTGTTGAGTATGATGCAAGATATGTATTTTACTATCCTGATGCCAGAGGCAAACACAGATCAATCACAGGCGAACCGTTACAAAAAGTGCAATGTGCAACAGCAAAAGAATTCATCAAGGAGCAACGTATAAGATCAAACAAGCAACTTTATGAAAACGATATCAATCCAGTGTTCAGATGTTTGGAAGAAAATTACTTAGGTAAAGAAACTCCAAAACTAAATGTGCTGTTCTTTGATATTGAGGTGGACTTTGACCCCGAAAGGGGTTATGCCACTACAGATGATCCGTTCATGCCAATTACTGCCATAAGTTGTTACATGGGTTGGACGGATCAGCTGGTCACATTTGCAGTCCCACCCAAAACTTTGAGCATGAAAGATGCAGAAATATTAACACAACGTTTTCCAAACACACTTTTATTCGCAAAAGAAAAAGATATGCTTGACGCTTTTTTACAAGTAGTAGATGAAGCAGATATATTGAGTGGTTGGAACTCCGAAGGATATGATATTCCATACACAGTGGGTAGAATACAGAAAGTACTCAGTTCCGATGACACAAGACGACTTTGTTTCTGGGGTGAAAAACCAAAGAAGAGGACATTTGAAAAATATGGCAGAGAACAATTAAGTTATGACTTGATCGGGAGAGTGCATTTGGACTTGTTAGAACTATACAGAAAGTACACGTATGAGGAAAGACATAGTTTTAGATTAGATGCAATAGGAGAACACGAATTAGGTGAACGAAAAACAGTATATGAAGGATCGTTGGATGCATTATACAACAACGACTTTGCATTGTTTATAGAATACAACAGGCAAGACACAAACCTACTTGCAAAACTTGAAAAGAAACTAAAGTTTATTGAACTTGCTAATGAAATTGCACATCAAAACACGGTGTTACTACAGACCACAATGGGTGCAGTTGCGGTCACAGAACAAGCGATTGTAAATGAAGCACACAGGAGGGGCATGATAGTGCCTGGAAGAAAATTTAGAGACAAGGACGCAGAACCAGTTACGGCGGCCGGAGCATATGTGGCAACTCCAAAAAAAGGCATACATGACTGGATAGGGTCGATCGATATCAATTCTCTGTATCCAAGTGTGATCAGGGCATTGAACATGGGTCCAGAAACCATAGTTGGGCAGATACGTCCAGTGATCACTTCGGCAGAGATAAACAGGGCAAGACATGCCAAAAAATCATTCGCGGCCGCATGGGACAACCAGTTTGGCAGTTGGGAGTACCAGGCAGTAATGGCCAAAGAAAAAGGCACAGAATTAATTGTGGACTGGAGTGATGATACAAGTGTGCGTATGAGTGCCGCACAACTGTACGATGTTGTGTTTGACGGCAACAACAAATGGATGTTGAGTGCCAACGGAACCATATTCACATACGAGTACGAAGCCATTATTCCAGGTTTGCTTAAACGTTGGTATGCAGAAAGACAAGACATGCAAAGAAAGATGCATGACGCAGGAGATAACGATATCGAAAGAGAATATTGGGACAAAAGGCAACTTGTAAAAAAAATTAATCTCAATAGTTTATATGGTGCGATACTGAATCCCGGATGCAGATTTTTTGACATGCGTATAGGACAATCAGTAACACTGACAGGAAGATGTATTACAAAACACATGGGCGCCAAAGTGAATGAAATCGTTTCAGGAAAGTATGATCATGTTGGTGAAAGTATCGTGTATGGAGACACTGACTCTGTGTATTTTTCCGCACACAAAACATTGAAAAAAGAAGTAGAGTCGGGACAAATACCCTGGGGCAAGGACAATGTAATCGGCCTTTATGACAAAATTGCAAATGAAGTTAACACAACGTTTTCAAGTTTTATGAATAAAGCATTCCATTGCCCAACTACAAGAGGTTCTGTTATCAAAGCAGGTCGAGAACTTGTAGCACTTAAAGGCTTGTTTATTACAAAGAAAAGATATGCTGTATTGTATTACGATAAAGAAGGTGAACGGGTGGACACAGCAGGGAAGAAAGGCAAAGTCAAAGCAATGGGTCTTGATCTTAAAAGATCTGATACTCCTGTGTTTGTGCAGGATTTTTTGAGTGATGTGTTGTATCAGGTACTGACCGGTGAAACAGAAGAACAGGTGCTTAAAGCAATATCTGATTTTAGGGCAGACTTCAAAGCACGACCAGGTTGGGAAAAGGGATCACCAAAACGTGCAAACAATGTGACAGACTATTGGGAAAAAGAAAAGAAACAAGGCAAAGCAAACATGCCTGGACACGTTAGAGCGAGTATCAATTGGAACACTTGCAGACAGATGTATGGCGACAAGTATTCACTGCCGATCACAGATGGTGCTAAAGTAATTGTTTGTAAGCTGAAAAACAATCCATTAAACTATACAAGCATTGCGTATCCAGTAGACGAATTGCGTATTCCTGACTGGTTCAAAGAACTTCCGTTTGATTCCGACGCGATGGAGCAGACTATATTGGATCAAAAACTTGATAACCTGATCGGTGTTTTGGATTGGGACATCCAATCAACTGAAACCACAAACACATTCAACAAACTTTTTGAATTCTAAATAATATTATGTTGAGCATAGAAGAAATACAATTAATGATTGAAAAGTTGAGAAGACTCAAGCACAAGGATTTTCAAAAAATAATCGATAGCAATTTAAAGATACTTGAAGATCTGTCCGAAGCAGTTGATGCCAATAATCAACAGATGATAGATCGTTTGGACAAGACTCCCGGTTGGTTCTACAAAGATCTTGAGAAAAAAAGAGAAAAAACTAACATAGATGATCTTTTATATAGGATGATACAGACAAAAATATTTCAGTTCACAAAAACAAACTTGTATAATTGTATTGAAATTGGCCCGGGAAACGGAATGTTCTCAAAGGAACTACGGTCATGGCGTAAAATTTTCTTCCTTGACATACACAATCTAGAGGAAAAAATTAGAAGGAGGTTCCATCCTGGACATCAAAAGCATTTATTATTTTTTACTACCAATAATCATTCATGCGATAACATACCAAAAGATTCTTGCAATTTTGTTTTTAGTTGGGACACGTTTGTCTTTTTCACTCAGGCCCATATTAAAAAATATTTAGAAAGCATTTACCAAACGCTAATTGATGGCGGGTATTGTTTTATTCAATATAGCAATTGCCACGACGAAGTTGACCTAAATGAAGCCAAACGTGGTTATTACAATTATAATACCAAAACTACAATGGAACAAATGATTAAAGATACAGGATATGAAGTTGTGGAAATGAACCAATTTAGATCGGGTGCAAATTATGCCATATTCCGCAAGCCTGGTAAACAAAACCCAGTTGTGTACAAAGTTTCTGAAATAACACTTGATTAAAATCTAAATACAATGTATACTGAAGTATTATGATAGATATCTTGAGAGACATAGTTAAGCACACGCATGGCTTGGGATTTTTGGATCTAGTGAAGATCGCTGGCACCAGTGATGAAACCACAATAGATTCAATGGCCGAAGATAGGTCAGTTATACTCCAAGGATCTTTTCACAAACCACAATCAGAAATGGTTGGTACTTTTGGCATGCCTCAACTGAATAAATTAGATATTCATTTGAAGTGTCCGGAATACAAGGACAAGGCAAAAATATCTGTACTTACTGGCGAAAGAAATGGAGCCAGTGTTCCAACAGGCATACACTTTGAGAATGAAAAGGGTGACTTCAAGAACGATTACAGATTTATGAATGCCGAGATCATAAACGAGAAGCTTAAGACTGTGAAGTTTAAGGGAGTTAAGTGGGACGTTGAGATCGAACCATCAGTGGCAAGTGTACAAAGATTCAACTTTCAATCGATAGCAAACACAGAACACAATTCATTTGTTGTGAGGACCGAGGACGGAAACCTGATATTCAGTTTTGGTGACGCCGCATCACATGGTGGTGAATTTGTATTTGCTAACGGAGTGGATGGCACTCTGAACAAAGGATGGAGTTGGCCGGTTGGTCAAGTATTACAGATATTGAAATTATCAGATTCAGCGAAAGTAACACTGCATTTTTCAAATGAAGGTGCAATGATGGTTTCCGTCGACTCTGGTTTAGGAAAATATCAATACATTATTCCAGCACAGGCGCAGTGATGACAGATAGAAGGCAAGAGCATTTAGGAGAATACAGTAGAGATTTTGCGGTGTTCTTGCCTGCTATATCCAATTTCTACAACACATTCATATCAAAACAAAGAGTAACCGAGGGCAAACACATATCACAGGATAGGATCCCGGCAGGATTCGACAGAGGTGTAGAAGGCCTTAACTTTATAAATCCAGAACAAGGGTACTTCACATACCCAACAGCGTTATACTCGGCAGGACACGCCTGCCTGGACATGGACAAAGTCAATGACAGAGATAGTATGTGCGTCAACAGAGACAGAAAGTTCAGCACAATAGTTGGTGACTCTGGTGGATATCAACTAGGAAAAGGTGTAATAAAATTTGATTGGAAAGATTTTGAAGGTAACAAAGCAAATACAGTAAGAAGCAATATATTAAATTGGTTAGAATTGACAAGTGACTGGGCAATGACACTTGATGTGCCAACATGGGCGGCAGATGATCTTAATTCTCCAAAAACAGGATTGAATAGTTTTAAGGATACCCTGGACGGCACAATATACAACAATAAATTTTTCCAAAAGAACAGGTTAGGACAAACAAAATTTTTAAATGTATTACAAGGTGATGACTGGGAAACAGCACAGATTTGGTATGATGCTGTAAAGGATTTTGAATTTGAAGGCTGGGCAATGGGCGGCATCAACATGTGTGATATGGAAGTGATGCTGAAAAGATTGATCATAATGAGAGATGAGAAAAAACTAGACGGCAAAGATTGGATGCACGTACTAGGAACATCACAATTGGATTGGGCATGTTTCTTGACACAGGTGCAAAGGCAAGTAAGAAAACACATCAACCAAAATTTTACAATAAGTTTCGATAGTGCATCTGCATTTTTATCAACCGCAAACGGATTAGTTTACACACACAATTTGTTCACCCCTAAACGATGGTCCTACATAATGGAAAAGGCACCAGATGACAAAAGATTAAAAGGCAGTAACATCAAGTTTCC